GGGCTGACCTTGCCCTGGGTTCCAATTGGGCGGGGGGATTGCCTTGAGCTGGATTCCAATTACCAAACTGCTTCTTCCATTCTTCCATTTGATCTGGAGTAGGCTGCTGTTGCCCAGGCTGTCCCCACTGAGGAGGAACTCCGCCTGGACCAGGGCCATAAGGACCGCCTGTTGCGAAACCCGGTTGTGCGAATTGAGGAGGCATCTGCCCACCTACGTTTTGACCTCCGGGCCGATCTGCACCGGGACCCCCAGGGGTATATCCTGGTCTTCGTATCTTATTTGTTCCGCCTGCCATTATTGCATCCTCTCTTTTAAGTCTTTTGTGAATACGATGTAGCTATCCTTCCACTCAGGCAATAGCTTTTTCCACCCCTTACGGCCCCACATCTCTAGAGCGGTGCAGCCAGTACGTAAGGCAAAGGACTCCACCATATCTAAATATACATATATTTTATTAAACTCCGAACCAGCTAAGGAGATGATCCTCAGAACCTTCTTTTGGGGGTAAGGGACTATCTGAGTAACCATTGCAGAATGGACTTTGTTGTCTTCTGACGCTATCCATAGCTGCATTTCCCCTTCGTTCAACGGCTCTATGTAGTCATCCGCTTCGAGCTCTCCCTCAGTATGGGGTGTTACTCTAGCCAGTAAGGGTTCAACCTGATCCCATACGTAAGGTACGTCTTCGGGGTGTAGTAAGTGAGCCTTCATAGTTTGTTCCAGGTTCCGTTGAAGTAAGCGTAAATCCCCTCTCCAGTGCCACCGGGGTCCCAATTTGCGCCATCTGCATACCTTATATCTCCATCCCTTACTTTTGTTTTTCTCTGTACTGCGCCAGCACTTGGTACTGAACCGGGTTCTACATTTGTTCTCGATAGTTGAAGCATATCAACATTAAATATTATATCTCCCAGCCTGTTCAATTCGTCAAACAAGTAATCGGGTAATGCTGTAGGTTCTACAGGCGCTGGGTTAGGCGACCATCTTTTTACTGATCTATATTTCTTGTCACCATACTTATCTTGAGCCATTAGTAAGCCCTACTTCCACGCTTCCCTCTGGGCGAAACCTCGAATGCTACCCCGTGTAACTTCCAATCTATGTCTGTAACAGACTCTATCTTTACCCCAAAGTATTTTCCGGAAATCCTACAAGAAACTTTAGATTGAGAGTTGGGATTAAAAAGCGTTGGCCCTTCCCACGTTATAGCTTCTTCCGTAGACATCTGGTGACCTACCCAGACGTTCAAGGTATTATCCCCACTCACCTCTATCTTAGGATAAACCGCAGATACAAATTTAATAGTAGATGGATCACCGAGATCATGTCCAGTCCTTTCGACATAAGCGGTCATGGTTTCAGTATCGTTCTTATTGCCCTTATTATCCCTGTATATCTTTGGCTGCAATACCTCACCACCAGAAGACCAAGCCGTGTAAGCACTGCCATCCACACCAGATAGTTGAAACGTAGTGGAAGTAGCGCCAGCAACAGTGTAGGTATTACCATTCAATTGGGTCATTCCAACAACGTAATCAATCATAATGCTATCGTCATCAGATAACCCATGAGGCAATGTATTGTCGTCTGGATCGTGGGCGGTAATAACTACAGGGTTAGCAGCAGTTGCAGCAGTTATCGTAGCCTTAACCCCCGGTCTAACAAAAACAAGATTCTTTACCACATCATCGTAGTTAGTAGAACCCCAGACACCACTCTCTGAGTCCCATGTGTCTGTATACTGATTGACCACACTGTCATCATCATGCGCTGCTGCAGTAGTGCTGTTAGCGCCTCTTAATATACCTGTAAATGTTGTGGACGTTTTGCCAGTGTAAGTTATCTGTTCATCATCAATTATTAAGGTTCCGGTCGATGTGAACACAGGGTCTGCTACAGTCGTATCTACAGTTACAACGCCACCATCTGCAGGAGAAACTGATGTAAAGGAGGCATTATTAAGAGTCGCCTGTGCGCTCCACTGGGTTCCTGCGGTAATGGCTACTATCCCGTTGTTTATGTGGGCTACATCAGGTAAATCCCTTAAGCTAAATGTTCCTTCTTTCCAGTTCCAGATCAACGCTCTGTTGACTACATTTGAACTACCAGCAGGATAACAGGCAAGCATCTCATTACGCACGTAGTCAGCAGCGACAAAACACTTCATGTAGTTATCGTCGTTGCCGTTTAATTCATCGTACACAGCCCTACGCATCTTATTAGACAGGAGGGGTTTTATGGTTTGTCCATTGTTCCAGTAAAAGTCTGAGTTACCCATGAAGAAATGCCCACCCTCAAACTCTGCTATAGCACCTTTGGAAAGCAATCCGATAGTAGGGCTTAACAACTTAAACGAGAAGATGTAGGGGGTTCCCACATAGTTCATAATGTAGATACTAGCATCTTTGTAGATGAAGAATGAATCCCCATAAGCCATCCCATCTATGATATCGCCGGGAGTATCTGCTAGTTCGTATTCACCAGCATCAAGTGTCGCATCATCCTTATCCCATGTGGATGGGAGACTATAGTAACTAGCCTCTGTAGACCACTTCACCAATCTAGGCTCGTTCTCAATCCTATCTTCTGGATTAACCCAATTCAACCCAACAAGAAATGTCCTAAACGATCTTATAGTATCGCAGCGACCACTTGAGTCACCCGCAGTTATTGCCGTTGCTGAGGGGAAGTTCTGAAGTTCTCTAAAAGGAACTGCTACCTCAGGTTCAGCGCTAGTATTCAGAGGCCAATACTGGGGCGCATCAGCCCCATTTGTTGCAACTATTACCCCATTGAGATCGGTAACAACCCACTTAGAAATAGTGGTGTTTGCATCATAAGGGTTATCCGTAGTATACGTTGTCTCAATAGGCGTCACTATCGCGCCTGAGGTATGTGCTACCCTAGTAGACGCAGCTCTAGTGCATCCGGTGAGGTCGTTGGTTGATTTCCCTGAGTAAGCTATCTCTTCGTAAGAATCAGTCCCAGTATATTGCTTCGAGCCTATAGCAATCTTTCCGCTAGTCGGAAAATCTGCTGCACTCGTCAAGGCGATCGTAGTGGCTACGTCAGTAATAGTCCCACTAAGGGTATTGGTAGTTTGTCTAGTTATATCAGCCCACACAGTGCCGTTCCAAGCAGCAATCTCTTGCTTGCCAAAAGCAATCCACCAATAGGTCGGTGATACCGCTTTATAGGGAAACAGGTAAAGGGGGGAGAACGGACAATCATCCATGACCTCCTGATACCCGGCTGCTTTCTTTACACCATTGTCAAGGAATCTTACATTATTACCATCAGACCAAGCATTGGGGGGAAGATTATATGGAGGGATATCCTTTATTAACCCCACTTCGCCAACAGACTGTATAGGTACGAGTTGCATTATTCTGGAGGCGTAGGCCAAGTGATGTCGAAAGGATCAGGCTGATTAGTGATATCTCTTAAAGCCTGTCGGTATGTTTCCCACTCTGCCTTTTTCTCTGCGGTCATTGGAACATCAGGAAGAACACTCCAATCAGATGCGCGTAACTTGAGAAGCCTTTTCCCCCTTACCACGACCCACTGTTCCGGTATTACACCCTCTTGAACTTGTGCCCAAGTTGGTTTTAAGGAAGGATTATTGTAAGTCACAGACCCGCCATAACTGGCCTCATCTACTTGATCCCCTGAGATATTATAACTAGCAGCCGGGGGTATCTTCCCAAGAATCCAACTTAGTGTCGTTGCGTCCATTATTCTTCAACCTCCCATACCATCCATGTGGCTTGGTTTGTTACAGTAGTCGTACTGCGATCATTCATCTTGTACACCCAGTTAAACGTGTTGGCTCCACTTGTTCCATCTGGACAATTAGCAGCAATAACCTTGAAAGTTCTGGAAAATGTATTTGACGCATCCCATGTTATCCCTGTCCCCTCCCCAACGTCTTCAAAAAATATCATTACAAGATTGTCGGTAGTACCTGATATGAGAGTTGCCGGATCACCAGAGCCTCCCAGACGCCCTGTTATCACACATATAGAAGCCCCGTCGTAGTTACAGGCTGTGTTTATGTAACAATCAAATTGTATGTATAGGGTGCTTGTGGGGGAAAGTTTGGTATGTGTAACAGTCATCCCACTATTTTCATAAGTATCATCGAATTCAGGACGATTAGAAGAACTATCTATCTTGTGAGTAATATCAATCAAGGGTGCAATTGCAGAGGCCACATTAGGGAAGGTGTTTTTCAGAACCTTCTTTATAAGCCTTATATGGTCGTCACCCTGCGATATAGAATCTGCCCCACTGGGATTAGTGTCTATCAGAGTGTTGATGTATGTCGCGCTTTCTAGTGCCATTATTCTTCTTCCTCTACATAATCAGGATCATTGGGCCAGCCACCAATCACATTATTTACATGCGGTATTCCGCCATCTTCATTTGGCGTTCCCGGCGTACTCTCGTACAACTTTATAGCATCTAAATCTTCTAAAGCGTCTATCTCAGCCTCTTTAGTATTA